AGACGAGTCGGCTTACCGTCTTTGCGCTCCGGCCCAGGCATATTGCCCATCCGCGCTAGGAATGACGCTCTGCGAGGGTTGTCGCCTGACTTTACCGGAGGCTTTAGGTCGCTGCCGGGGTTGGCTCGCTCGTAAGACTTGCGCCCAGCCTCGTTCAACCCACCCTTCGGGTTCTTGCCAGCCTTGCGAGTCCATGCGGCACTCATTCGTCCATCATCCCAGCAATCTTGATGATGATCCCGCCTTTGCCTTTGGCCTGACCACCCAACCACTTGTTGCAGACCATATCCTCTGAGCAGACAAAGTTAAGCTGGGCACAGTAACCCATGTCCTCGGCTTCGTCCTCCATGCCCTTTGCAATCCCATTTTCGAGACAGCCTTGCATCTCGTCCGACTGTACGAACGCAGCGCAGTTCTCGCACTGGTACTCTGCGTCCTCGCCTGCTTCCATGTAGTCGGCTTTATCGACTGCCTTTTTCTTGTTGGCGTCGTTTAGCTCGGCATCACCAGTGACAATGGGGCACTTCATTTGCGCCCCGGCATCTTCTTGTAGGCTTTCTTCGGCGTCTTGGCAATCATCTCTTTTGCCACTGACATCGGGACACCGGTTTCCTTCGCCACCTTCTTGCTGCCAGCGGCTGCGTACATGAGTCGCTGTTGAGCCTTGCTAGTGATCGGCATGTCAGTCCTCAACGATAGAAGTTAGATGCCCGATTCGGCCTCGTACCCCTATTGTACCGACTTCGTTGAGAATGTCACGAGGCAAAAACTTGTAGAACCCATGCTCCATGTCGAACACCTTTCCACTGTCCCACTGCTCGTGGAAGAACTTCTCTATCTGTTTCAGCGTCTCCAACATCTGCGGTATCAGGTTGTAGTCGAAAGAGTAAAGACGGGTCATCAGCATCCCATCAGTCCCGACATAATCCAGCGGATAACCTGTCTGCCTTGCCTGTGCAAACGTAGCCTTGTTCGCAACGTGAGCCTGCAAGTTGAACTGATCGGTCAACACATACCGACCAGAAATCTTAAAGATGTGACTGTATCGGTTGGGAATGGTTGAGAGAATGTCTATCGTTGTGTGCAATTCGATAGCGTTTTTGATATACGCAACGTCTCGTCCTGTTTTTTTAACCCCCTGAATAAACCGAGAGTTGTAATGCTTAACAGTCGCTCGAGGAAACACGACATTCTGATGCTCGAAACTTGATTCCAGCACCCAGATTGAAGCAATCGGACAGGATCGGTGAATGCTCTCAATAGTTTGATGCGTTTCGTGCAACCGTTGAGGATCGCCGTTAATAGCAGAAGTAACGAGAAACAGAATCACCATTTACCTCGCGTCGATTTCCACTCCTGCCGAGCAAACACCATCTCGCCGGAATACGGAAGCCCTGCGAAATGATCCGGCAGAAAGAAATGGCTAGGCCAGATCGTGAGGTCACGGTATTCGTGGTTCACCCAGGTACTCGTCAACCTCGTCGGGCCTGAGAACTGCCATGCCATCAGGTCACCAGGATCGTCATTCAACAGATCATCGACAATCTGCCCGATAAACGGATGGTTAGGGATCGCCCCGACCGCACCGTTAGACAGCAATCCAGGCCTGAGAAGCTCCGACTCCCACGAACACCAGACATCCGGCTCTAGCATCCAGTCAGGAATGGCCCTGGAAGGCTCTGAATCGGCGTCTAACGCGATCCCGCCGTGTTCGTATAGGATCTCCCACCTCATGCAGTCTGCGACGCCACAAAGCTCTGTTTTCCAGAAGTGCTTCATGTGCTTGGCAAGCCTCCAGCCTTTGGACAGGTCGGAGTTGCCCCAGAGGTTGACCTCAAAGTCAGGGTTGAGGTTTTTCCACTTCTGGATGGTTTGGAGCGGGGCTTTGGTCTCGTCGCCCACCCAGACGAAGTGCAGGATCTTGGGGATCACAAAAAAACCCCCCTGCAATAGGGGGGAAAGGAGGAGACGCTCACAGTTTATCCCGTTGCAATTCGATCTGTCTAGCGCAGATTCTGGCGTCGGCTGAGATTTCCAGCGCGAGATTTATTGCGCGGTCGGTTTCTTTTTTTAACAGCAGGTCGTGCAATTTCGACAAGTTCATCCTCATCGTCAGGTAATTCGTGATCCAGTCCTGCATAGTTTGAACTCCAGAGTTGATAGTTTTGACGCATGACCCTGCGATCCATTGGTTCGAGTCCTGCAAGTTTTTCGTGTGATGTGTTGTTCATTATCCTTAAAAGTTGATCGCGGAACACTGGTGGATCGTAATCTAGCCAATCAAGGTATCCGTCAGAATTGTCTGAGAACAGGAATCGACACGCTGTCCTGGCCTCGACAGTCATAATCGGACGCTTGCCTTCCATGACAGGACGGTGCGTCATGTCTCGGATTGCCAAAGATACGACAGCGGCTAATAATCGGGCTTCAGGTTGTGAGTCCACGTTTGGCCTTTTCGATTGCTCGGTTGATCCAGCTTGGCGGGGTGGAGATTTCAGCGGAGACGTAGTAGATCGACTGGTAGGGGTGGGAGACATAGACAGCGTTGATGGCTGCCCTGTCATCTGGCCCTAGTTTCTGGACGACAGCATCAACGATCTTCGCGTCTGTCTGATCTGCTAGCGGCTCTTTCCGCTTCCATGCTGCCCAATTGTGTAGCCTCGACTCCACAGAACCTCCCTGATAGTGCGCGGAACCGTTCAGCCCCGCAGTGAAAACAAACATAAAGTTCGACAACAGAATGCTCAGTGATTGATTGATCGACAAGTCTGAAATCATTTTGGCAAGTCATGGCTCAAGTACCTCAGTTCGACGATCCTTGCACACTCTCGCAGCTTTGATACGTTTGTTCGCTTCATGACCTCAATTGCGATTGCAACGAAGGTTTCGACTTCAGCACGTTCATCGTCACCCCACCCGATCAGTTCTGCAATACAAGACTTGAGACGTTCATCCTTCAGTTTTGCGATTGTCTCAACGACATACTCCAGGTCATCTCTCGACAGACTGTTGCGCTGCTGGACGAGTTCTATCATCCGTCCAGCAATCTGATCGACAGTGATCGGGTCTTTACGCATTTATTTTCCAAGATTGTTCACGGCCATTTGCTCGCCTTTAACCGTGTTTGAAGGGCTTCAAGCGTTGATGCTGTAATGACGTAACTACCACCGCCAGTTTCAGGCCACCACGATAATGACCATACGCTGTCAGTTGCGATTGCCTTTTGCCATTCTTCATCGTTGACGAACTGATTTTTTTTGTAATATTGTTTAACCGTTTTCTTCTCGTGGTGATGCTCGTTATGAGACAAAAACAATGAGCATTCGTGTTCTGGTAGCCAGTTCATGTGTTCTTCTCCTTCAGTTTTGCATCGACTATATAAATTAACGCCTGCCAGTTGGTTCTATCGCCGAAAGTCACTCGATTAACTAGAGCACGTGCTTCGTCGTCCGTCAGTTCGACCCATTCGCGCGGTGCGGCAACAAGGGCGGCAAAGCGTTCCATTGCAGCCCAATACATCCAGTCGGATTCAGGCTCATCAATGCCAGCCTCCCGCGCCATGCGGATGATGTCGTCTCGGTTCATCGCTCCAACCTCCCATCTGGGTTTCCATCTCCATCCACGCTCATTCCCTCCGCTGGCACCTCATACGTTGACCACCTGTGCTCGCAGTTAGAACAGTCGCGTAGTCGCCACTTCCATCCGTATCGAGTGTCTCGGCGGGACTCCCTTACCCTGCTCTGCCACGATCCGCATACAGGACACAGACTCATTTTGTTTTCCGGTTGTCGTTGATGATTACCGGGAACCGATCCCCGAACCCAGCAAACGTCAGCCTCTCCAACCTAGCTGCCATCGTCCTGCGGATCACCTGTTTCCCGTTCCACTTGAACCGATAGCCAGCAAGGTGGTACTCCGTTATTTCCTTGCAGTCTGCTATCAGCGCATCCACTATTTTCTGCTCGTCTGTCATAGTTTGGTATTGGGGGAAACCCTAGTGCTTGGTTGGCTTGTAATCTGATAGCTCAATAGCTTTTTCTCGTATAGCTCTCAGTGCTTGTAAATAAATTTGCCTTACACGCTCCTTAGTCATATCCAATGGATCGGCAATTTGATCTAGTGTCCAACCGTGAAACAAATACATTCTCAGGATAAATAGTTTTTTCCATCCAAGGTTCGCAGCATCAACAGATGCCCACATCCAGTTTTTTGTTATCTCTTGTTCTGGATCGATTTCTAAATCTATCAATGGAATCAAACACTCATCCGGTTCTACCTCTCTTGATTTCCATATTCTGACAATCTCAGGCTCTAGGTGACGTTGGACAACTTTTCTCATTGCGCTTTCATCCGTTTCGATTCCAGCATCGCTTTCATGTTCGCCAGTGCAGTCCGACCAACATCTGTCTGAACCTTCGGGGCTGGCAGCGCGTCATAGGTTCTGTGCTCTACGCGGTCGAAGTCCTTGCACATACCGATAAACTCGGAGAGGTTGGGGGGCCATTCGCGTTTCTGATGCGGAATAGCGTCCATAACCTTTCGCAAAACATCTGGCTTGCAGGATTGCAGGAAGTTATTCCAGGCTTCCTTGGCTGGCATGATTGCGTTGTCGTCATGCTCAAACATGACCTTAAACTTCTGCGCCCCGTACAGAGCGACAAACCTCTCAAAAACTCGGTCCGCTAAGTGCATTTAGTCGCTCCTGATAGTCAGCATCGATAACTGTCACAACGTCTGGCTGACGTCGGCCCATCAATAAGTCCATTTTGCGATCTTGCTTGTCAGGTTGGAAATTAGGGGAAACCCTAGTGTTGCGAATCCAGTTTCGCCACGTTGCTGTCCAGTCAGCCTTCAGCCCCTTGCTCCCAGGCTGTGCGATCCAGTAGTCGCGGAAGGCATCAAATACATCGAGAGGCTTTAGGTCAGGACGTTTGCTACGGCAGAACTCTTGCCAATCGTCAGGAAGGCTAGTCAGGTCGAATCTAGTGCCTCTATTCTTTTGACGGTTCTCTGACGGTTCCCTTATGGTTAAGGGTGAACCACGTTCGGGGGTGGGGTGAATATTGTTCGGGGGTGGGGTGAATATTGTTCGGGGGTG